CGCCACCGCCACCGCCGCCGGAACCGTAGGAAGGCGAAACTTGCCATTCTGTCCCGTTTCCGCCTGGGCCCCCAGCTGCCGCGGTGGTCCCGGCCGTGCCTCCGACGCCCCCGTCCCCGTTATCACCTGTTCCGCCGACCCCACCATTGGCTCCAGCAGTCCCACCGACTGCTCCCGCTCCGTTAGGACCGCCCGCGCCGCCGCCGCCGCCCGCCTTGCCTATGTTATTACCGCCGCCTGCACCACCGGCCGCTGGCGATGATCCAACGCAGTTCGTCGTGACGCTTGCCCCACCTGGCGCGACGAGAGTGCTTGAATTATCGAACCAAGAATTCGCCGTTGGCGACGTGCCGGAACCCGTCGTGCCATTGGCCGCCCCGATCTGATAGTTGACGCCATTGCCAACTGTTAGAGCGAGATTCGAAGTCTCGACATAGCAACCGGCTACACCGCCAGCGCCGCCGGTTGATATGGTGCCAGTGACCCCGTTCAGCCCGGCGCCGATGGCCTCGACCATGTTGTCGGCCGAGTTCCACCCGCTCTCGACGGTCCAACTTTGCGTGCCGGTGCCGGTGCTGAGAAATGTTAGGGTCGAAAACTCGTAAGTGAGCCCTTCGTCCTCACCGATGTCTGGATGCCACCACGGCGCCGGCAGCCGCCACAGCTCGCGCTCATAGCGAATCGAACCTGACGCGATCGCAGACAGAAATTCGTCCGCGTCCTCCTGATCTTCAAACCAGCCGCGCCAGACAATATGCCCGTCGTGCAAGCGTGCGGTAAGGCGCCCATAAGTCTTGACACCGTGGCGCGCCGATGGTCCAGCCCACTCGTGCTTTTTGTATGATGGCAGGATCTTCCAATCGCGCTGCGCTGGAAGAATCAGCATGATCGCTCCATATCAGCCCACGTTGCCGAGATCGATGACGGCGATGATCTCATGGTCGGTGGTGAGCCCGAAATCGTCGGCTGCCGTCACCGCTTGGCTCGCCAGGCCGAGATCGACGCCGGAAGCATTGTTCAGCAGCAAGATCTCATCAGGTGAGACGCCGCTCCGCGTGAAGTTGATAAGCGTGCCCGGCCAATTCGCGGTCTGCTGATTGAATTCAGCAAGCGGATTTTCGATCAGCAGCGTGCCGCTGATCTCGAGCCCCGCCGACAACGCGCTTGAAGCGACGAGTCCCGGCACCGGCTGGCAGTAGGCTTGAACGTAATAGGTGCCGGTGTTGCTGAGTGCGAACGGCGGATGCGCGATATCCCCGACCTGCTGCGCGGTTGCGGCGCTCGGCCCTTGGAAAATCTTATAGCGGATTCCGGTTCGGAAATCCGTCACTTCGTCGAACGAAAGTGAGGCGATGCCTGCCGGGAAGGCGACGACCAAATTCTGCACTGTCGGCAGCGGCGAGCTCAGCGCAGAGCCCTTGATCGTATAGGGATAGGCGCCGCAATCGGAAAGATCCTGCACGCCGCCGCCGAAGGCATTGTAGCTCTGAAATTTCAGATAGATTGTCGAGCCGATCCGATCCGAAGTGAACGGGTATTTGAAGATCGCATTGTCGAGACGCGCGAACATCGCCCCGGTCACATGCGCGCTGATCGTCGAGCTATAGGCGCCGCGGAGGATAGGGTTGAGCTGATATTGGTTTGGCCCGACGAGCGTCGCATTTTGGTAAGAAATCAATTCCCCGTCGCAATAACAGAGCGTGTTCAGGCTCGTCATGTCGAGCTGCGAACCGCTGGCGAGCGCGCCGCCGCTTTCGGTCAGGTCGATGCTGAGCGAATCGGCCGTGTCGATGGTCGGCGGCGAGAAAGCGGCCGGCATTGTGGGCAGCGGTGCGGCAAGCACGCCCATTTTCGCGATGCCGTTGATCGCCCCTACCTGCGTGTAGCTATTGCCATCGGAGGAAAACCAGACGTTGCAGCCTCCCCATGACGGCGGCGGCCCCGAAACTGCCATCCAAATCGCGAGGCCGTCGCCGAGAATGTCCGGCGGCTCAAATATGATTGGCGCGTTGACGGGCGGTGCTGGCGCATTGTCGGCGACGGTTGACGATTGCTTCGATTGGACCCGATATTCTACCCTAGTCGCAACCCCCGGCGGGAACTCCTCGGCCGTGAATTTCAGGAAGCCCTTGTCGTCTTCCTCGATCGAGATGATTCGGACGACTTCATTGTTGAGCCCGATCAGCGGATCGGTGAGCGTGACTAGATCCATCGGTTCGAGTAGGCACAGCTCCCAAGACCCCGTCCAAGTGTAGGTATTGCGGATATAAAGCCCGCGCTGGAGGATCAGTTGAGCCGCGGTCTGTGCGACCGCCGGATCGCAGATCTCATGGGCCGTTATGGTCGGGGCGATGCGCAGCAGCCCGTATTCCTCGATTGCGTTCTGATCCCACGCCTCAATCGGCGTCGCGTCGTAATAATTCGTGCGCTGGTAGATCTCTAGGATCTGCATATTGTAAGCGAGATAAGGATCGGTCCTCATGACAAGGACCGGGTCCGCCTTCGCATTGCCGATGAAATCGTCATCGGTCAGATTGTAGATCGGCGTTACGTTGGGGTTGAACGTGCATTCGCCGATTGCGGTGGGCGTCGGAACCGACGCGTAATAATTATTCGTCTCGCCGTTGACCGGGAAGGTGATGAACGGGCTTGAGTAGAGCGTTCCTGTGGCGCTCATATCGCCGTAAGGGATGAATTTGAGCACGCCGCCGGACCAGACGGCGGCCGTGTTTGTGAGCTGGAGAAGGCGCTCAAGGAATGATGCAGCCGTCTCCTGATCGCTCAACGCGACCGAGATGCACAATCCGAGCGCTTTGCAATAGCTCTGATATGAAGAATCGCCCGACGATCCGAGCAGCGTTGTCGTGTCGATGCTTGAGGACGGGAACCCCACCCCATATTGCGGATTGGTTAGAAAATCTTGGATGACAAGAGCTGGGTCGGCGTCCAGCCCGTTCGCGCCGGTACTCTGAAATTGGCCGGAGATCTCGAAAGAGTAGGAATCGATCGTCGCGCTTTGGCCGAGGTTGATTTGATAATCAACGATGTAGGCGGTGCCGGTATAGGACAGTTGCTGGTCGGCCGGCGGATAGCTCCATGGCGTCTGCGGCGTCGTGCCATACCAGATGGCCGGCGCATTCATCGAAGCGACGTAACCCCAGTAGTAGATCGATTGATTATCCCAGACGGACTGGATCGAATTGATCGGGCCCTCGCAGAGCCCGAGGATAATCGAGCAAGTGTAGGTATCGCCGCCGCCACCGCTGCCGAAGATCGCGCCCTTGCCTCCTGATTTGCCGCTTACCGGCTTGCCGATAAAGTTCCCGTTCCAGATCGCGTTCGGCGCGACCCGGGCCAAACCATAGACGATCGGGATCGGGACTGAACCGCTCGATGTTTGGAGCTGCAGGCCGCTGTAATAGATCGGCTTTGAGCTTAGATCACCCTTTAGGAACGACATGGCCGGCGCCCCAATAGTCGAAGAAGCGCCTCGCGCGCGCCGGCGCAGAGAGCAGATGACCTTCCCTCGAAATATCCTCTTCGACCACCGCCCGAGCCGGCCAGAAGGCGTGCACGATCGTCAAAGGGTCCGCTTTCGTGACGATCCCGCCGTGGCTGTAGCACCGGCCCAAATGGAAGACGACGACGTCACCGATTTGCGGCTCCGCGACTTCCTTAGCTCGATCAAAGACGAAATTCAGATATTTCTCGGCGCTGCGATGCAGATGCCAGTCCGGCGGATAGGGGCGCGGGTCGAATGGCGCGCAGATGCCGGTATCAACAAAGCAGCGAATGATGAACATCCCGCAATCGACGCCAACGCCCTTTATATCGGCGCAATTATGATACGGAGTCGATATCCATGTCCGCGCCTCGGCGATGACGGCGGCGCGCTGATCGGCTTCACTCACCGATGAGATTCTCGGCTTCGAGAATATTCTCGACCGCCAAGATGTTTCGCCGGGGCCTTTCGAGAATCGGCTTCAAAATATCTGCAAGCGCGCCAAGGCGAACAGTCAGGGCGTGATCAAGCATCGCGTCGAATTCTTGTTCAACTATGTTGGCGTGGATATCCGTGTAGCCGCTTCTTTTGAGAGGATTCGCCGCGGCATAGGTCTCCGCTTCGGATCGCTGCGAAAAGGCTCCCACGATCTTGAAATCCTCAACGGCCGGGTCGAATCGATAGACGAAAAACATGTTGCACCTCATACCGAGAAGGTGGGTGGTGGCACGAAGGGGAAGCCCCTGAAATTCGCCAAATTATTGAACCGTGATTGGCAGGTGGCCATCGTGTGATCGCAACCGAAATAGACTGTGAAGGCATCACCGGGCGCCGGCACATTGTATAACGGATAGGAGAAGATGATCTGGCTGCCACTCGCGCTTTTGATGTTGAACGAGAGCCCCTCATTGACGCCAGTCGAAAAAGTAATGGTTCCTTGAACCAGATCCGCGACGCTCAGTCCGCCAGGTGGAGTCCATGCGATGCTCGCCGCAGATGGCGACGCGCCGACCGTGCCAGCATAGCCGAAATCTGCCTTGCTGATCGCGCACCCGTAGCCGTACAAGATCCACTGACAATTCGGCGCGAACAGATTGCGCGGCATCGACGTATCGGCGAGCAGCACGGTGTCGGCATTGACGGTGATGGTCGCCGTCGTGCGCCCGACGCCCTCAATCTTACCGACGCGCCCTTTGAAGAGGATAACGCTGCCGACCGCGCCCAGCGTCGGCGGCCCGCTTGAGAAGAATACGCGCTCGCGTTGGATCTGAGCCCCATCCAAGACGCCTTGCTGGATCGCAGCAAGCGCCGGAATATTGCCGATCAGATCCGTGCTCAACGCGGAAATCGTGATTTTCTGCTGATCGACGTTGAGGCCGACCTTGCATTTGAATTTGAGCCCGTCAACCTTCAGCGAGTTCGCGACGTAGTTGTACCCATTCCACTCGAACGGAACGTCGAAGCTCGTATAAGTCAGGACGGTCCCATTGAGGAGCGTGAACGTGAACGTATCCGCGAACAGCAACAGCGCGTCGGTCTCCGCGCGCACCTGATTGATGAGGTCGATCAGCGCGGTCGTCGCGGCCCGCATTTGGGCTACCGGAACGGATTGAAGAAGTCGAACGGGTAGTGCCCTTGCGCGAGCTGCACCATCGACCAAAGAACGCGCAAGATTCCATAGCAGCAGAAAATCATGCCGCCCCAAGCAATGCAATCCATGAGACGATCGAGAATGCGGTGCATGTTATCTTACCCGTAAGGCCTGACGCTTCTGAACTTCAGGCTTTTCACCTGCCAGAGCCCCGACATGAATTCCTCGAAATCTTCCTGATCGGCGAGGAAGCGGCATTGGAACGCATAAGTGAAATCGGCAGAGATTAGCACATCGGAGCCGGGCGCGACGTTGAAAACGAGTGTGTTAGGGGTCGTGAGACTGTAGGTGGACGACGATTGCAAGACGCCGCCGAGGTAGACATTCTCCAAATCCGTGACCCAGCCAACCGGCTCGACCCAGCCGCCTAGCGCGCGGACAATCGTGAAGTTCGTCGTGTGCCCGTCGCCGTCGCCGAGCCCTTGCCCAGCGGCCGAATAATCGCTCGAATCTGTATAAAGGAAGGTGCCATACTGGCCCTGCACCTGCAGATAGAGCCCCATCAGCGACTGCAGCGAATTCGCGACCAAGTTTGAAAATTGGCCAGCCGAATCCAACGCATCGATGACGAGCTCGAATTCATAAAGCGTGTAATAATAGAGAGGAACGCGCGTTTCGCGGCCGGACACGTACCCCGCAACCCGCGTCGAGAACGACGGCAGCTTGTGGACGGAAAAGCCCTTGCCGGGGAGCGTCGGGAATGACGGAGGCGTTGTCACTAAAGCGCCCCTTCATCTGACGTTGCGCAACCGCGAATTGGTGAGCCCGCCATATTTATACAGGTCCAAGAGCGAGCCCTTGACCTGATCGGCAATATCTTGCGCGTTGCCGCCCCCAGAGACGTTGACGACCGGCGAGAAATGGTGATGCGTGTCGCCGCCGCCGCCGGCCGCATTAGAAAGAACGCTCTGCGCCCATGGCGTCTGCGCAGCAGGCACGACCATCTCGCCAGCATGGAGCCGGGCGAACGTGTCGCCGGCCAGTTCCCAGGAACCCTCTGCGAAGCCCGGCGGCGCGGCGGCAAGGGCTGCGCCAGCAGCGGCGGGGCCGGCAGCCGCAGGCCCAAGCAGAGGCGCTAGGAAGGCGAAGATGCCGGAAAAGACGCCCTTCGCGTCGTTGATGAGCGTCGGGATAAGGCCAATCTGGGATTCGGCGACGCGCGCCGTAGCGCCGGCACCAACGGCGGCCGTCTGTGCGGCTTGGCCAGCTATCGTCGCCGTCGTTTGTTGCCCGATGCCGAGGATATTCAACGCGACGCTCTCGGCCTGCTTGAGCGCGAGGTCCGCGAAAAACTTGATCGCGTCCTCGATCATGCCGGTCAGTGCCTTTTTCCACGCCTGCGACCACTTTTCTGTGCCTGTGAGCAATCCGTCGATCTGGCTGGTGAGCGCGCTGTTGATTTCGCCGAACGCCTTGTTCCATGATGCGACGGCTTCCTCGGCCGCCTTATCGTGGAGCTTTGCGATTTCGTTCGTCGCGTCCTGTTGTAAGGCCTTTTCCTTCGCTAGGATCTCGGCGAGCTTGTTCGGCTGATCTGCAACCAGTGCTGCTTCTTTCTGATAGGCCGCCATTGAAGCGGCAACCTCCGCATTCAGCGCGGCGACTGTCGCCGCGAGGCCCTGCTCTGCGGTGAGCTTTTTCATCTTCACAAGCGCGTCGATATGCGCGACCTGTGCTTCCTCGGCCTTTTTGGACGCTTCCACTTCGGCGTTGAGTGTAGTGATTTTCGCCTCGAGCGCTTCTTGTGCCGCGGCCGGGGCGGCCATTTGCAAGTTTGTCTTGGGCTGCGTCGAAGCGATCTTGTTCCCGCCAGTGACCCAAATGGCGTTTAGCTCATCCATGTAATTTTTCATCGCCGCTTTTGAGTCGGCGACGTAATCATTCGTCCGCGAGGTGAGATCGGCGAGGAAGCCAGACCATTCGACTTCAGCCTTGGCAAAGTTGCCGGCGCCCATTTCGGCAATCGACGCGCCAAGGTGGCTGATGAGAATTTCAACCGCGTCGATCGTGTCGGTTGCGGCCAGCCACATCTCGCGGAAGGCGACAATAATCATAGAGATCGCGGAGACGACCACCTGTGCCGAGAAGCCGAGGGCGGTCATGATATCCTTCAGCATGCCGCCGCTTTGCATTGCCTGGGTAAAGGCAGCAGCCAGATCCGTAATCTCATCCACAACGCCCCGCATCGAGCTTTGAAATTCCATGAACACTTGGATGCCGGCGCCCTCCATCGCCGCGCCCATGCTTATCTGAGCATCACGCATCTGCAGCATTGCGTCGACGGTGGGCCCACTCAAGGATATACCGAACCGATCTGCTTCCTCGGTCCACTTTTGGATGCCGGCCGCGCCCTCGTTGAATAAGGGGATCAACTGCCTGCCAGCCCGCCCGAACAATGCGATCGCAATGGCGTCCTTTCCGGCACCATCTGCCGATTGCGAGAATTTCTGCGCCAGCGTTTCAAGCTGCTGTTCCGGCGTAAGGCTCTTGAACGATTGCAGCGAAAGGCCAAGGGCGGCGAGAGCACTCTCGGTCTGGGTCGACTCCACGGCAAGATTCTTGCTCATCCTGCTGAAAGCATTGACGAGAGAATCCAGATCAGTCCCGCCGGCTTGGGCCACGAGGCCGAGCGCGCCGATGGCCTCTGTCGGGATGCCTAGAATCTGTGATGCTATGGCGGTCTTCTCGCCGAGCTCGGCCATTGAGCTCGCGAACGCGGCGATCTTATCGACCGCGAAGGCGGCGGCGATGCCCCCGCCGATGCCGGTGAGCGCAGAGCCGATGCCGGTCAGGCCGGCGGCGAATCCCGCGACCTGCTGCTTGATCGAGTTCATGCCATCGACAAGGCCCTCGATGCTGGCAGCAAAGGTGACTTGTACGTCGGCCATCAGCGCAATCCCTCGATCTTGCCGCCGGTCCTCTTCATGAGCTCGCGCATGGCCTCAAAGGTCATGAACGTCGGCTCTTTCTTCGGCTGAATCTTATAGACCGCTTTCAGGATTTCGTGGACGGGCAGATCGGTTCGCCAATAGGCGAAGAGGGCAAGGACGTCCGCCCATTCAATCTCGGACACTTCCTCCGGCAACTTACAAAGCGCAGTTGCTAGGCGGCCAATGATCCATGCCCAATCTGGCCGGCCGCCTGATCTTCCCCCGGCTTTTTTGGAGCCTCCGTGACGAAACCGCCGGCACGCAAGACCCTCTTCATCGCCTCGGCGAGCTCCGCGACGCTGAGCTCTCCTTCCTCATCATCAAGGAATGCCCTCATGTCCTTATGATCTCTTTCGAGAGCAATCTTCAAGATCGCGATGCAGCGGTCGACGTTGCTCGTAACCGGCTCCGCAAGATATTTGTCAATCTTGCGAACTTGGCCCAGCGTGAGGGGGCGGATTTCAAAACGGCGCTCGCCGAGGATGATCGTTTGCGGCTCAGAAGCCATTTGTCACCTGTATTATGAAACCTCAGGAAATACCATTTCAAACACATTTCCCGCCGCATTGGCATAGAAGCCGAAGTCGATTTCCGGCATCAAGTAATCTTCGAGTTTTGCGGCGAGAGCGAGCTTGCTGCCTACGCAGGCGAACAGCCGCACCGCGAACGGCTTTGCCGTAGGCTGATTGAGATTCGTATAATAATCGAGCTGGAAGGTCGGCGTCGTGCCGATCAGCTTGTTCGCAACCGCGAGGTTCTGCCCGACCGTCGTCGCGTTGGTATAAGTGACGAGGATATTCTGTCCGGAATCGTAGGACGAAAACGAATAGCTGCCGCTCGCTTCGAGATAATAGCCGGTGCCCGACGCCGTGCCCGATGAGCGTTGGAGGGGCAGGCCGCTGCCCGCATAGGTGGCACCGAGGTCAACGTCGAAGTTCGCAGCATTACTGACCGCCAGCGCGTAGCCGGAGGCCGAGCCCGGGACCGCATGCGGCTCTTGGATATTCCACGCAAATCCGCCGGCCGCAAACGATTGCCCGAAGAAGGCCTCATTCCAGGCGAGCCCAGAGATCACCGCGGCAGTCAATTTGCCCGTGCATTTGATCGTACCGCGCGCCGAGACCAGCGGATATTGATATTGCCCGTGCAAATCTTTTTCGGTCGCGGAGAAATCAATCGAAAAACTCTGCGCATAGCCGATGTTGATTGCCAGCGACGGCGATACATCCGTTCGGGTGACGATAGCGATGCCCGGCCCGAATACCGCAAAGGGCTCTGACATTGTGAAGTGCTCCTATGGAATGAGGATGGCAATCGGCACGATTGCGAGTCCCTTGCCGGTCCTATCGCCCGGCGCCTTTTCTATTTCTCCGTCGATCATCGCCGAAAAGACCAAGTCGCCAAGCGTGCAGCGGCCGCTTGCGTCGGGCGCGAGCGCCGTTTCGAATCCGTCGAGTAGCCCGTTTATGATCGAGGCCGGAATCGCAGTTTGGCTATTGCCCACGTCATAATAGATGGCCGCGAGCGCATGGAGCGTGCGCTTGGGCGGAAGCATCGGGCTCGGACGATCAAAGGTTTCCTTGGCCTCGAGCAGGAGCAAGGCCGGCGTATTGTCGGCGGGGATCGTCTCCACGCCAGGATTGCGCCGACCGACCGTCGCGAACTCGCCGGAGGCGGCGAGCTGTTTCAGCAGCGCCTCCATGATTGCTTCGCGCGTCGCCACGGATCAGCTCTCCCGCGCGGCCCTACGGACTGCGCTTTCTAGCGTCGAGACAATGTCGCCTCGCATCGCGTCGAAGGCATCTTGGATCACGCGGCGGGACGGCAGGGTCGCGCCAGGCGATTCGACACGAGCCGCGAAAACATCGCCAGCGCCGCCGCCGAAGTGAAGGGCCTGCTTAACTTTCGGTAAAATCTCATGCGCTGGAATGTGCGCACCAGCCTCGATGATGTGGGCCAGCGGCGAGCGAGAATAAACGCGCCCGACGACGCCGCGCCGCGAAGAAGTCACCTTGCCGCGGATGCTGCGCTGATATTTGCCGCTCTTCACAGGCGCGCCGGCTTTCGCAAGGCTGACAAGCTCAGCGTCCAAGGTCTCGGCCGCAGAACGCAAGAAAATGAGCGTGTTGGTCTCAATCTTCTCAAGACGAAGGTCCAGTTTGGCGTGACTGACTTTAACCGTGAATTCAGCCATTGCCTTCATGCCTTGAAGGTAATGCCGCGGCGCAGCGCGGCAGCGACAGCTTTTGGATGATGCTTCTTCAGCTCATCGAGTTCCTGCTCAGATACCTTCGTTCCAAGCTCGAATAGGTCGGCGGTAATTTCGAAGCGCAGCGTGCCGTCAGGACCGGCACCACAAAATGCGGCGGGAACCAACTCACCATTATGCCAAAGAGTGAGAATTCCGCTAGGGAATTGGTGAATTGCGATCATGCTACGCCGGTTCCAAATAGCTCGATCGCGCCGGCAAGAGCACGCTTGCCGACATCGACGCGCGTGACGTCAAGCAGCTCGCCAGTCTCGAGAATGAGAATCTTATCATGCTTCTGCGGCGGAAGAGGAAAGCGCCGATCGCGCAGATCCTTCGCCATCACGATGACTTGCCTATCGCCCTGCGTGATCGCGCCGATCTGACTCGCACTGTAGCCCGTCTCTCTAGTGACTATGGAATCGGGCACGTAATTCTGCACGATCGCTTTTACTTGCGCGGAAAAGCTCACCACGTTTGGCGCCATGCCGGAGAGGCGCGAGAAAACCACCTCGATGCCCTTCGCGGCGATGCCGCGCCGGGTGACGGATTCGGCGGCCGGGTTTATCACCGGGCGCAACCCGCAAGGTTGAGCAACGAGCTCGCACCATACGTGCCGGTAACGACCACGACGGCGCGGAGCCGATCGCCGAGCACACCGTTGATGCAAGTGCCCGCCGGAAGTGACTGCTGAGACGGCGTGAAAGGCGTCGCGTTAGCATCGTCGGCCGAAAGATTGATGATCTGAGTCCCGCTCGAGGTTTCGAATTGCAGCGCGGCAATGTCGAACCAAGTCTGCCCCTGATCGAGCGAAGTTTGGATATAGGCGAGGACGCTCGCGCCGCCTGAGCCATAAAGGAACTGCGCCTGCAACGAGAGGGATTTCATTCCCTCGAGGCCTTCGATCGCGTCGCCGATGAACGTGCCCGGGCCGACGATCGGGAAAGCGCTGCCGTTCTGTGTGAGTTGGAGCGCGCCCGGGTTATCCATTGCCCCTCACCAGAAATAAGGCTTGCCGATCGACCAGATGATCCAATCCCCTCGGCGCGGCGCCCACCAAGCGATTGAAGTCCCGCATAGCGAGATTCCGAAGAAACACGGGATGCCCCTGACCGCTGCGATCCTGACGTGCATGGTCGGTCTCCTTACGCGATCACCGGGGCGCGATAGCGCGACAGCCTCTCCGCGACGAAGGCGGGCAAATCGGCCGGTCCCCCGGGCCCCGTGCCGAACCAATACTGTGCCGAATAAACGCCGGCTGCTTCTTCCGAACGGATATTCGGATCGCGGTGGCGAGCGAACCAGCGCTCTTTGAGCAGCATTATCGTCGCGTCCTGCACGTCGGCTGGGATCTCGGCAAAGCCGGCGAGATAGGCGACGGTGATCGGGACGCCCGGCCATCTGCCCGGATAATGATCGGGGAGCAGCCGCGTGAGTTGCGCAGTTTCCCGATCAGCCTCGAAGTCCCAGCCCTCGGCGAGCGCGCGAGGGATGACTTGGCCCGGCGCGATGCCCCGCTCGACGACGAGCGTGTAAGGTGGCAATCCCGGCGCGCCAGAAACGAGTCCCGATGTCGCCAACATGAAACTTGCGTCGATCGCTAACGGCTCGTCATTCTGCAGGCTCTCGCCGAAGCTCGTCGTCCCGACGTAGCAATTCCAGCCAATAGCCGCCGCCCGATTGTCCATCGGAGGCGAAGCGACGCTCAGAAGGTTGCCGGCGCTCACCAGCAGGTTCGCCTCGGCCCCTGCCGCCGTTTCGCCGCCCTCAGTCACATAGCTCATCTTGACGTAATAGCGGGTCGCCGGCAGGGCGCCTCCCGGGGCCTGTGAGAGGACCGGAAAGGGCCCGGGCGGTGCAGTATGTGCCTCCGATGGAAGGGCCACCAGCGGCCGGCGCCGCAACTGTAGGGGCATAAATCCGGACGGGAGCTGATAGGGATAGGGGTCCCGGAACGCCCAGCATTCGTCCTCATAGGTCTGGACTTGAAAATGCCGGTTGCAGAAATGGGCGACCGCAGCCGATTCCCGAGTGATAACCTTTTTCAGCCAAGCATCGTCCTTGCTCGTCTCGATTTTGAGTTCGAGCTTTACGTCATCGAGAGCGACGAGGTCATATTGCTGCGCGCCCTGAAACGAAGGGACAGCCGGCAGCTTGAGGCGGGTGATGATTGTCGGCGCCATGCCTGCGGCCTCGGGCTGGAGATGCGCCTAGTTCTGCACTTCCGCCGTGAGCCTGAAGACGTTGCTCGCGCCGGTGACGCCGGAGCCGGTGGTTTGCAGCGTCCAGAAGATCCCGGTACCGGAAGGCAGTCGGATAACCAAGGCGCTGCCAATGGTCGGCGCGCAATCGGCATAGGCGCCGTCGCCATACTCCGCGCTCATCGTGCAAGTAAATGCGCCGAGATGGCCGGCGGTCCCGCTCGCAGGCAGGAAGGCTCCGCGATCGCCGTTAGTGAAGCTCGGGGGCGCGGACCAAAGGTCCACCTGAATTACTTTGCCTGGCCAAGCGGTCGAGGTCGCGTCGTTTGTGTTCAGGCGGACCTTTTGAATTATTGCACCGCCGCCAACGTTCGCGATTGCGAACGAGGGCACGACAACCGAGCCGGCCGTCGCGCTGTTGGCGATCAGCTCGCCCGAGGTGTAGGCGGTCGTCGCCGCCGGCAGCGTCAAGGTCGAACTTGGATTCGTTATCGCGGCCGATTGTTGCGATGTCGTCGGCAGCGGGTTCGTGGCGCTGACCGGCTGCGCATTGCCCGCGATATTGAGATCATCGATGACGGATGAACCGACCGACTGGCCCTGCGCGCCGCCTTGCAGATTGTATTGCTGTGCGACCGCCGCGCCGGCCACCAAAAACGCGAACATTGCCGCCGCAAGGAAGCAATTTCTAATCCGGTCCATCGGGAGCCTCATTTCGTCAAATAGGTTTGGCCGAGCGCAGGGACGAACCGGCGGTGCGGCTTGCGCGCCGGCTCTGGGGCGCCCACCTGACGCGGTGGATTCGCGGGGAAGTCCGGCGGGTTCGGCTCGATCACGCCCTCCGCCGCAAGTCGCGCCGCAACATCGTCGGGCACGAGCCGTTGATCTCCGATGCCAAAGGGCCGCATCGGTTTCGTGAATCGCACAAGTTTGGTCACGGCGAGTTCCTGAGTTCGTTCCGCGCTGCACGGCGAAGGACCCAGGCAGCTCGCATATTTTCTCTGGCAGCCGGGGACTTGGGTTTTCCGAGATTCGCCTTGCGATCTTCCGAGAATACCCGCCCGGCCAACTTCGCCGCAATCTTTTTGCGAATGGCTGGCGGCGTTATCCGGCCCTCGTGCGGGCCGATTACGTGGCGCCTCCAGCGGCTTTGAGCGCGGCGGCCTCATAGGCGAGTAGATAGAGAACCGTTCCTGAGAGAATGGTCCGCGGATATTCACCGCCCGCGGCGCCAGTGAAACGCGGCCAAAGAAATCTGTGGGTAAAGGGCGGAAAGGCACTACGCCCCTAATTTAATTCAAGTTTCGTGAACCTGGCTGGCGGAGATTGTGTCCCATTGTCCACGCCACACTACGTCCACCTTGATCG